TATTCTCTTTACCATAGCCTACACGACGGCCTAACATAACGGCACCAACCAAGCCAGCAATACCAGCATTGATGTGAACTACCGTACCGCCTGCAAAGTCTAACGCACCTTTGGCCCATAACCAACCAGCGGCGGCTGTAACTGCTTCAAGTGATTTGGCATCAGTAATAGTATCAGGACCATCCCAATACCAAACCATGTGTGCCATTGGCAAGTAAGCAAAGATAAACCAGATAGTTAAAAATGCTAACAGGGCGCCAAACTTAACACGTTCAGCAAACGCACCAATGATAAGAGCTGGAGTGATTGCGGCAAATGTCAGTTGGAATGCTACAAAACTCAACTCAGGAATAACAACACCTTTACTGAATGTTGCGGCCACTGAGTCAGGAGTAATGCCTAACAAGAACAACTTGTCAAGTCCACCAATGAATGGTGATCCACCTGTAAAGGCAAGTGTGTAACCAAACACAGTCCATAGTACACCAAACAAGGCAAATACTACAAATGTTTGCATAAGTACCGATAACATATTTTTACTGCGAACTAAACCGCCATAAAATAAGGCTAATCCAGGGATAGCCATTAATGTTACTAATACTGTACTAAGTAATACCCATGCTGTGTTACCAGGATTAGGTACAGGAGCATCTGCCGCTAATGCTAACGCACTAGTAGCAAATAGTGTCAACGCCATTAATAACTTTTTCATTATATTGCATCCTTTCCAGTTTCGCCTGTACGAATACGAACAACGTCGTCAATCTTGCTAACCCAAATTTTGCCGTCGCCAATCTTACCGGTACGAGCTGATTTTTGAATAGCGTCAATAGCTACATCAACCAACTTGTCGTCTACGATTGCCTCAACTTTGATTTTTGGTAGGAAGTCTACAACATACTCAGCACCGCGATACAACTCGGTGTGACCCTTTTGACGCCCAAATCCTTTGACTTCAGTTACAGTTAGGCCTGTGATGCCAATTTCGGCTAGGCCTTCGCGAACTTCGTCTAGTTTAAAAGGTTTAATTACTGCTGTGATTAGCTTCATTGTAGACCCTTTCTATATTAGTACTTCTACTAGTATATAGCAAATTTTGCTGTGACGCAATAAAAATGTGCTCTTTTTGACATATTTTCATCAAAAGAATAGGGACCGAAGTCCCTATCTACTATTTTCTGTTACGAGGTATAATTACCCTAAGCAGTGATTAAACTGCTAAAGATTGGCCTTTGGCTGCTAAAGTGCGGAACTTGATGTTCTTACCTGAAACAGTTACTTCGCCTGTATTTGCGTTTGCATTTACGAGATTTGCTTGATTAAGGATCATCGCCTATCCTGTTGCCTTCTCTTCTAGCTCGCCATGTCGAAACCGGTCGGACCCAACAAAGCATACTGTGTGGATCTTACGATGGGCCCTCGAAGGGTTGTCCCCACACTCCAGTAGACAATATGCTTTGGTGGATCCGGGGAGAATCGAACTCCCGTCCACAGCGCCTTCAATTTGAAGGAATTACAACAATTCTTTACTTACTACTAATTCTATTAAGCTATTGCTGTTACAACAACACTAGTTGGGAATCTTTGATCACCTTGTAATGTTTTAGCAAATTCAGCAAAAGCGTTAGCAGATGCTTCGTCATTCCACATACGAACGGATGTGCCGTCTAGTTGTATTACTAATTCGCCATTACCTGGTGTTTGCACCGCAATAAAATCAACGATTGCTTGATTTTCTTCGTAAGATAACGGACTTCTAGTCCATAATACTTTAGTTTGATATGTTGCCATATAAATCTCCTGTTTTTAAGTAATAGTATTTATTAAAAAATTAGCTAATCCGCACAGATTATGCTGTCTTTTGGGGAAGGGGCTTTTGTTCTACTAGCTTATTGCGATCCCTATTTTCGGGCAAAGGACCGCATCCTAACCTATCCCACTCTTTTTCAGAGTAGTAATACTGTTCAACTGGTTTTTTGTTCTGTTCCATAAAGCTATTTAGTTCTGGTGGGCGGTGGGAGATTCGAACTCAAACCAATCTGACGATTATGAGTCGCCGGCATTCACCAATTATGCTAACCGCCCTACGCAACTACCTATACAAAAGTATAGCACCGTTAGCTATAATTGTCAAGAAATTTTTTTAAATCACCATATAAATTGGCCATCATTGCTTCTTTGCTACCAAAAAACACCAAAGTTCGTGGCATCATTTTAACACTATACAAATACCATGGCTGTTGTAGTTTGCGATCCAAGGCAATAATCATCTTACTGGTTATAGTAAGTGGTTCAACATTATATTCGTAGTGTGCTAGTTTAATTTGATGAGCTAGAGCTTCATATCCCATTTTGGTTAATCGTAAACCGCCGTTGGGCCTAAGATTGAACCACCATGCTATGCGAGCTGACTCTGGGCTAATGCGTTTTGCCTCGGGAAGTTGAGCTACAAGTTCTTCAGTTAGTTTAAGTTTGTTGCGAGACATAAGATTATCTCAAGGATAAACTTGGTCGCCCTGTTTAAGTAAGACTACACTAAACTTATCTGTCTTAAATTGCACATTAAGTTTTTTTGCCAAGTTGATAGCGTGACCTGGATTAGAGAAGTTAACCTTCTTGTATTTGGGTCCAGGATATTGCACTAACATATTAGATGTTTTAAGATTAACAGGCTGACTGTCAAAGTAAACAGCCCACACTCCGTCTGAAGCTAAAACTTGTTCAGTTTTGTATGTGGACTTATTTGTAAGTTCGGCTAAAATTGTAGGCTTCGGACGTGACATAGTATATTATTTAGCCATAATATACATACATATTTCCCTTATTTAAAGCTACCGCCCCCAATTTTTACTTCAATAACCTCGTCTTTAGGGCTTAGTTTAGCTTCTTTTAGCAGTCTAAGCTCTAGTAGTAGCTCGGTTAAGTCGGCATGCATGCCTTTTGCCTCGCTCATGGGCATAGTAAAGTCCTTACCCCCACGAGCATCATTTCCCCTAACTCTGTCGAGAAATTTTTGTAAGTGTAGCATTAGTGTTCGCGTTTTAGGAAATTTTGTAACTTAGGCGGTTCCCAACCTTCGGGTTTAAGAATTTTACCATCATCACGGCGGCGAACTTTACCTAACTGGCGGTCAATCTTAGCAAAATTAGTAGCCATTACTTCACGCCAAGCACCTTCGCCGTCAGCACCCATAGAGTTGATTGCTCCAATAGTAACAACAAGAATGTCCACTAACGCATCTAAAGTTTCTACCGGATCTTTATTAGCAATAGCAATACGAAGTTCGTCGTATTCTTCTGTAATTAAATCACAGTACATTTTAAACTGTTGGTCATTCATACCTGAGACAGTCTGCTCACAGGCTGTCATAAATTTATCGCTATCTCGAAACATATTTGTCATACTTTTTCCTTAGTTTAATATTAGATTATGGTAGATAATTCTCAATAGTTGTAAATGTATCGTGACCGATAGATTTACACACATTGTTTAAAACGTTTAAAATTTGTTGCATAACATGATTTGAATCGTAATCGTATACTGATACATTTTTGTATGTTGTAGCTAACAGTTTTTTAACTCTACTACTAACATAGTTTCCAGAATAATGCGGAGAACTATCAAACACTAACCAATTGTATAATGTTGTTGAATCAATTTTTTTTGCATTTGGTTTTAAATAAATGTTGTCAATTCTATCAAGCCAAGCATTTATTTCAGTTATCCAGCCTTGTTTATCTTGGGGGCTATTAAATACAAATAATTTAATTAGATGATCTACTATTTCAGAACTTAAATCTGTAACCATATCCTTGGCTTGCGCTCTGCTACGGGCCATTTCAAATAACGTAGTTTCGTTGAGCCTATCAAGAATAATGTCAAAAATTTTCATTTTGGTTCTGCCTCCTCTGGGGTATGAAATGGCCCTTTGTAAGGATATCGTTGTAATACGATTAGTTTAGGGTTTAACATAGCGGCCCAATGGCGTCCTTTGCGAACAGTATACCACCCAGCGGCATACCAGCTACGACTCTTTTTAGTTTTTGTAAAAACAGGCAATTTTTGCGGAACGTCCCACATAGGATTGTAGATGCGACTTGATGCTGGGTACCCGTGTACAGAATCTAAAACAGGTTTTTTCTTTTCTACTTTAGCCGCTGGCTCGAATGTAACATTGATGTTACGCTCTACTAACTTGATTGTTTTGTATTGTGCTATTACTTGATTATTAATTTTAACTTGATACCCGCCAGCACACGCTTCAACATTACCAACTTTTACATTATCTTCTTGTAAAATCCAAAACTGCTTATCTATTACGGGTTTAGCTACTAGACTCATTTGTAATTCCTTATATCTTTAAATTGTTTATTGGCAATATCATCACATATTCCGCTTAATTGCCAATTAAGATTTTTATTAATTTCTGCGGCACTAGGTTGATTAATTTTTAAATCTGGATATTCTTCATAGGCATCGTTCATGTAATCTTGGACCTCATCTATAGTTTCTAGTGGCTCGACAAATAAAATATTAAACAAACTTTGTTTGTCTAATGGGCGATTAGATTCTTTAAGTTTATGACGTTGAATATTCTTTAACCAGGTATTAACTTCCTGTATCCAATGATTAGCAAACGATGATTCATTATACATACTAAGTTTAACTAAATGATATGCGATTTGTAATTGAAAATTGCGAGCATTATTCATAGCTACTCTTTTTTCAAATGCCATTTCAAAAATAGCAGTTGACATTAAGCCATTTATTAATACTTCTTTGATTCTCATTTACTACTCCTTTTCCTACATTCTTCTTGTACTGCTAACGGCACATCGGGATGCCATCCACCCATTGGCATTCTACAATCATATTTTATTACTACTTGATTTTTATCGGCAGGCCATACTGCTAATAATAACATTCCAAGTATAATACTAAATGTTACTGTGACCCAAAAGATATCTTTAGCCATTTAATACACCTTTATAAGTTTCATTCATCCAGTTACCAAACGATTCAGCATTTTCACTACATCTATTCAATTCGTATTTTCCGCAGAATTGTAAAAATCTTACACCGACTTGTCCAACATCTTTGTGACTGATCTGCTCTTTAATACAAGTGTCTACAGTAATTTTAACATCACCTGGCTGAGCTGTCAAGTCAATTAGCATACGATTTCGAATATAGTCATCTAATACTTTATGTTCTAATCCATCCGGGTCTGTCCAACGCTGTAACATTAAATTATTGTAGAAGTAGCCTTGTTTCGTGCGATCTTCAAACGCTTCCTGGAGTCCAACCTTGTTCTTAGTGCCCTTAGTTCTGACACCGGGATACGCTGAGAAGACGTTATCCGAACTATCTCCTCGCATACACTTTTCAAAGAGTAGCCAT